CACGTTACCGCCGCTAGCTACGCCTACACCTGTTACTGTGTAGTGTGTCGTTATGGTTTGTGTTGTTTCTGTGCCGTCTGCTGCCCTAAGAATAACTGTTAAATCATCCTCGTCAAATATCTTGAACGTGTAAGCAAACGTGGTTAGCGAACCGTTGCCACTGTAACTTACTTTGTTTGTGCTACTACTTACTGTCATGTTACATCCTCTACTAAGAGTGTTTTACCACGAATTTAATGATTTGAACAGTCATCTAAAACCTCCGCCTGTCGCAACGACACTAGATGGCGGTACTATAAAGTCTTGATTGTTTTCGCGCCGTATTCTTTGTTCCATACGCTGTAGATACCCTGGGTTGATCGTTTCTTGCAATTGATACCATATCATATAATCGAGTGCTTGTTGCGTATAAAATAAATTTGCCAATGGCGTGTTGCTTTTTAAAAACCGTATTGCATCACCACGTACATCTTCATCACCAGTTAGTAGCTGATCTCTTGTACGTAGCAATAAATCTATTCCCTCAAATCCAGCGGATATACCCGGTCCTATCGCTGTTTCCAATGTGCCACCACCAAATCGAGTTGCACGACCAAACAAGAAATCGCCGTATATACCAAGCCCACCGCCTTGCAATGCAGCAGCTAAGAAAGCTTCTGGTGAAGCTGGCCTAGGCTCTCTACCCTTCATAACCTCTTTGGCCTGCATAACAAAGTAACCCATAACCGTTGTGCCAACTATGGTGTTTATTAAGCCAAGATTGCCGCCTACACCTCTAGCAAAGATCTCACGTTTGTTCTTAGCACCTGTGCCATACGCATGGCGTCCGATATTCTTAGTAATACCTAACACACCAAAAGACTTGAATTGACCTACAAAACGTATTGCTTCACCAGCAAAAGTACCGGGTCTATACCCTTGTCGTAGTATTGCACGTTCTCTTGCGCCAGGCGATGGTACGGAAAACTCTGCTTCATTTGTAAGCAAGTTAAACATATTTTCTCTTACGCTTTCGTCTGGTATCTCACCAGGCACAATGTAATCCCTGCCGTCTGGCCCCTTCTTTACACCCTTGCGTACCGCGTTCCATTTGACCGCATCTATGCCATAGATACTGAGCAACCGTTGTAAATCAGGTGCAAGATTGTCAAAAGTCTTACCAGCCTCTCTGCCTAGATCATTAGCAATCATAAGCGTCACACCGCGCTTGTTAGCTTCTGTCCAAGGCTGTAATAAGTTTAGCTTAAAAAATTTGTTTAGCAGTTTTGATGTATTGCCTGGTATATCATCTGAGGCATTAAACCGTGACATAAAATCACCTAACTGACTTTCTAAGCCAACCCCAAGTCTATCTGCAAACTCACGCATTTCACCTTGGTTCATGCCTCGAAACAAAGCACTAAAACTATCACCCCAAGCGTCCATAAGACTACGACCCTGATACATACGATTTGATGCCATAAACGCTACATCAGAAAAAGCAGACACAGCAGCACCACCTAGTTTCGCCATTGTTTGTATTGCTCTATATCCGTGCAACCACCGAGCTAATTTAGTATGAGACCCAATGTTTACGTCACCTGTGACTTCAGCAATCATTGCGTCAAAGTTAAGTATAGAACCTTGGCGTTTTAATCTTTTTACTTTTTTAGGATTACTTCTATATTTCTTTAAAAGTTTCTTTTGCGTTTTTTTAAACATTGCTTCTGGGTTTGTGCCAAATTGTTCTAACAAAGCAATAGATCTAAATGATGATTGTAAATCTTGCACAAAAGCCTCACGCAATGAGCCGCGTCCGAATTGCTGATCGTACTCATACCAAGTGTCTGCATCCTTAAAAGTAAACACAGCGCTTTCACTTCTGGCTTTTGCTAAGTTTTGTGGCCCTGTAAATGCTTTAGAAAGTTCTGTAGTATCTGAATTTAACCTTACGCCTGTTGTTATAGCTTCGTAGGAGCGTTCTAAAAACCCACGTTTTGCTGCATCATCTGCATTTGCAAAATCACCATTAGCTGTTTTTGACCAATTTATACGCCCACCTTCTGACATATAATCTACCCACGCATCTTTACCTACGTTTGTCATTTTACGCGGATCATGGCTTGCTCTAACAACACGCCCTTCTTTTAGTCGTATAAAAGCACCAGCTTTGTTTTCTCTATGCAAAGCCATACGCTGATATTTAAACATTATTTTTGCAATTTTTTGTGCTGTTGAACTTGCATTAATATTTGCATCTGGAACTTTTTTATTAAGATTTGCCAATGCTCTTGAGACTTCTAATTCAAGATCTCCGCGCATTGTATTAAACTCGGTATGTAATTTTGCTTTTTTTAAGTCGGCAGTAAAGCCACCAAAGTATTGACCGCCTAGTGAGTTCATAAGGCTATCAACAGATCTAAGAGCGCCTTCAAAGCCAGCGTTTACGCCAACCAACGCCGCTTCTAATCCTAATGACGGATCGTTTACAGCTTTGTCTGCTCGATCTGCTAGTTCAAGCAAATTCTTTTCGCGTAGAATATTTATATAACGATTGCGTTTTTCTATTTTAGCAGCAAGCTCTGCTTCTCTTACAAGATACGCACCACGTTCAAATATGCTTTCTTCTACGGACTCTAACTTACTTGCGGCTCTCTGTGCATTTTTAGCAGATTGCAAATCCTCAATAATATCAGATAGCTCTTGGTCTGTAAGTCTACCGTTGTTTGCGTCATCTATAAGTTTTAAACAATCTGCCATTACGCCCTCGCCGTACAAATAGCTGCAACTCTTGTAAGCTCTTGATATGCCTCAGCTTTTTCTTCTATCTGACGTATCTCTTCAAGCTCTTTAAGATCTTCTGCATCTAAATCACCGTTTTCCTCATACTGTCTTATGATTGCTTCATTTTGCTCTAACTCCGCATCAAACTCAAATTCATCTTGCACTTGCGGCAACAATTCGTCAAATCGTTCTGCCGAGTTTACATCTGCGCCCACATCGTTTGTCGGTGATGCAGCATACCGAGCTAAAAACTCTGCTTCAGCTTGTTCAAGCTTTAGACCAACATCATAAGCAGCTTCCTCAATGTCATCACCAGTACGCATCATACGATCTGATATAATTGCCACCTCTTCATCTGTAAGCTCACGACCTTGCGTTTCTTTAATCTGTTGACGTATGGCTTCTCGATTTGCCATTTCTTTTTCAAAATCATTTTGTGCTACAACGGTAGATCGCCATTGTAACGCCAAATCCTGATCTTGTTCTGCAAAAGTATAGTTGCCCTTTGAGGTTTCTCGTAGCTTGTCTATAAGCTCATTTGTATCTCTGTTTTTTAAATAACCAGCTTCATGTGCAAGCTCTGCCATTTGATCTAAACTCATGCCATCTGGGTTGCTTATACCAGAAACATACGTCTGACCTCTGTAGTAACCTTTGATACCTTTTACGTCAAAACTTTTTAGCTCTCCACGAAACGTTGTATCCTGATCGTTTATACCGCCTTGTTGTCTTACAAATCTCCCTAAGTCCATTGGTTGTGGCATAGATTTTGGCAAAACAGGACTTACATCTATTTCATTATCTGTCACAAACTGGCGCAACACAGTATTGGCTACATTATGTTTTCCTAGTATCTTGTAGTTTCTAAGAATGTTTTGCCGTGTACGTTCTGACTTTGCTAATGCTTCTGCTTCGCTAATACGTTGTGGCTCAGGAAATATGTCATCTGGCACACCACTATCACGAGCAATCTCTTTTATATCTAGCCGTCTAGCAGTAACACCAGTGATAGTACCAATTCCAGATCCAAGCAATGTTCCTACGCCAACATTAAGCAATGCCTCGCCCATGCTATAATCAAGCTGTAGTTGTTGAGATAATCCATAATACAAAGGTTCTGTAACTAGAGATCCGGCAAGACCTTCCGCAGCACCTATAGCAGTACGCCCTTTAACTTTGCCAAATCGAGCAACGGTAGCCGCACGTCTTGCTTGCCCAAAATACGGTATAAATGCCGCAGCAAGTTCTACAGGATCTGTTGCAGCCGCAAGCAAAGCACCGCTTATAAGTGCTGTATAACCAGAAACATCATCCAAACCTTTTTCTAAAATAGCGTTGCGTATTAGCTCTTCGCGTTTGTTTTTGACCAACATTTCTGCCACTTCTCGTGACTGTGGTTTTTCAAATTTATAAAGGTCTCCATATTCGTCATTTAACGCATCGACAGTTAATAACCTACCATCGTCTATCATTTTTTGCGTTTGAAAATCTCGTTGCACGTTTTTGTTTTTTTGCAACTCGTCCATTTCATCTAACAAACGATCCCTTTTTATGGGGTCTGTTTCTTGGTCAAGCTCCGATTGCAACTGATGCTTTCTGTTAAAAAAATCTTCTTGTTGGTCAAAAAAGTTATTTTTTTCTTCTTCTGTTAGATTGTTATATTGATCGTTAGTTGTTTTATATTTGTGATATAAAAGATTACCTACGGTTGGGGCTTCAAATGCTTGCTTAAATACTTGCCCAGCCGAAACTTCTAAGTCAGCAAAACCTGTTGCTCTTATTACTGCACTATCTTGTTTTAACGGACGTGGACGCATTTGTAACCTTTATTGACCGTAAAATTCTTTTAACGCTTCTTGTGCACGTTTGTTCAAATCTTCTTCTAATCCCGGCATTTCTGATGCCACTGGCGAAACGCCTAGAGAGTATGTGCCTGCACCAGTTATTTCTGTTGGTATGTTTTTAAATCCAGTAACAAAACTTTTTGATACACCTTCTGGCGTCAAATTATCTTGACCGCTTTTTAATTCTAACAAATTCATTTTTTCTAAATCTGTAAATTTAAACTCTAAAGGTTTTGCACCATCTTTAAGAAGAACTGGTATAAAAGTTCCTTCTAAATCATAATGCAGCACTACACCGTCACCAGTGCTGTTGTTTAACCATTTGCCATTTGATGATAAAGACGCTGCATTTATTCCTACATTTTGCAAAAAACTAAACCTTGGATCACTTAAAGGAGCTAACTCAAATCTATTAAGAACATCAGCCCTGACTATGGTTTTTGCTGCTGTTGAAATTTTATCTGCATCTAATCCTTTAGGCACAATAAAGTTAAGATTTCTGTCTATTTGTACTTCGCCTGGAAAGATACTTTCTACAGCTTTTTCAACTGCCGTATTAACATCCATTGTATATGCGTAATATAGCGCAAGCTTCTCAGCCATAAGTCTTTGTTCTGTTAGTAACTCTACAGCTCTAGCACCGTCACCTCCGGCAACGTAAGCGGAAGCATAGTTTTGAAAAAACGGTAGGTTAACTAAAGTGGATGAAACCCCAGTTACACCAGACGCTTTGCTTTTTTCTAAACCAGCTTTCAGTTTTGACGTTTCTAAATCTTTAGTTGCTATAAGATCACCAAATACTTTTGGATCATCAATATACATTGCTTGCACAAACTCTGGCGCTAATCCTTTTCGACGCAAGCTTTCTAACAAAAAACCTTTGCTTTCCATACTTACTTTATCTGTAATTAACTTTAAGTAGGCAGCTTGATCCGCTGGTGCTTGTTGCGCTTGAATGTTTGACAGAACAAGATTAGCCTCTTCTTGTGAAAGAACGGGTATATATGGCAACCCATTGATTTTCTGTATTTTTTTACCAGCTTCTATCCTATCTTCTAAACCGCTTTGACCTGTGCTTAAAGCTTCTAAAGATAAGTTTACAGGTTGGATATTAACAGTATCCATTTTGTTTGTTTCCGCAAAAGCAATTGCATCACCGTTTACGCCTAATTGAACCACCATAGCATCACGCAAATCTTTTGCCATTTTAAATGCTTTATTTTCAAAGTCGGTATCTCGCCCCTTTAGACCACGACCCTCAACACCTTTTTCGTAATGTTTTACATAGGCGTCTATGTTTTTTAACGTCGCTTGACGCCCTAATCCAATTTTCAGAGAATTTAATTGTTTTAAATCATTGAGCTCTTTTGAGATTTTAATTTGTTCTTCTGATTCCAATTGTGGTATTACGCTTGCTATGCTTGTTTCTAAATCGAGCATTGTTTCTTCTGGCAATGTTTGATTAGGCAAGTTGTCAGCATAAACACTTATTGATGACAATAATTCATCTGTGTAAAGTTTAGCAAGTTCTTGTGCTTGTTCCTCTGCAATAGTTGGACCTTCTAAAAATGTCTGTTCGCCGCCAACAGCTTTTAACATCTTTACTTGATCTGATGGATCAAGCATTTTCATCAATCCATAGACATATGCGGCTTGAGAAGATGTTATAGCCTTTTCACCCATAGGCATTTCTTCTTGGCGTGGATCAAATAAGTCAGCAGGTAATCCATCACGTAACGCACGTCTTACTTCATCAATAGCACGTACACCGCTTTCTGAACTATTAGCATAGTTTGTGAGCGCACGTACCGTACCGTTGTAAATCATAGCGTATTGTTGCTTTGTGAGACTGCTAAGATCACCAGCCTTTATCTGCGCCATTTTCTGTGTATCGTTTACAACACCTTGCAATGCCATAGATATGACACTGAGATCCTGACCATTTGCTATTTGGTTCTCAACGTCTGTTAGTTTTCTTTCTCTGTTTTGTAGAGAGGCAATTTCAACACGGCGATCAATGTCACCGCGTAACGCAAATCTATTCTGTATCTCTAACTGACGAAACTGCGACTGAAATTGTTGCTGTGCATATCTATCACGCCCTACTTTCTCAGATAAATCACGATACAGCTTACTTGTTTCTCGCGTCCATATTGGATCATCACCATCAAGAACATTGCCATACAGATCTGACTTAGCAAGCTCTTCACGTCTCTCACGCAACGCCTCTTGTGCATCTAACAACGCATTATCAAGATTGTTCTTTGTTTCCATCTTGTAGCGTGTTTCAGCGTATTCACCGATTGCAGCCAACGCAGCTTTTGCTGGTGCAGCCTTTGCTAACTCCTGTTCAGCTTCTCTAGCCACACTTCGCCTTGCACGTATAGGACGCCCAGGCATGTCTGTACTTACTCTTCCTTCTGCTCGATATACTGGTATTCTCATGTTCTTACCTCAACAAAGGACGTGGCATAGGGCGTAGGCTAGTTGTAAAGTTAGATCCTGACGCTGTTGTAGAATATTGCGGGCCAGAACCGAATATCCCACGTTGATAGCCAAGACCTGCTACTTGACCTAACCCACTTATTAATGATGCAGTGCCTTGAGCACGTAAACTAGCAGCAGCGCCGCTGCCCTCCATACGTGCCAACTCAGCATTAAGACGTGCGTTTTCTTGTTCATCACTTATCTGCATATTTGTCATTTCATTGTTAAACTCATTAACAGCCGCTTGATAATCAAACTCTCTGGCATTTATGCGCAATACAGCAAGTGGTGTACCTCTGCTCATATCAAAGCCAGCATAACCAAACCCAGCTCGTGCCGTACCCTGTATTTCTCTTTCAAACGCCCTACGATCTCTTACTTGGTCAATAGCAAACTGTGCATTGATAATACCCCGTTGTTTTTCAAGCAAACCAATATCGCGCTCAATCATTTCTGCATTGAAGTTTGCCGCAGCTTGCGCTTTCTCAGCAGCTTTATCAGACGCATTTTTCTGTTTGATAGCGCCAGTTAATCCTGTGACAACTTGTATTCCTGTGCAAATAGCGCCCATAATCTACCTCACAAATCAAATGTATTCATGCGTGGGAACAACGCCAATACCGTCAATGGTAGTGGTTGCGTTTGCCTCACAAAAATACGGTCATCATCTTCAAACCCACCAGGAAACTCTATCTCTTTGTCTCCTGTGAACAATGGTATGGCTGTGTCCATATCCATAGAACTATCTCTGAAAGGTATACGATCTAAGTCAGATGCACTATTACCAACTTCTACACCCACTGTTTCAAACAGTCTTAACGTAATTGCGTGAATACGTTTTGGTTTACCTTGACTTGTGCCATCAACAGAGCCACTTTCAATACGCAGTGTTTCTAGGTTGCTTGTAAATCCAAAGCCCACAGATGCACTTGTTGCAGAGAAATCAAGCGAAATACCACCAGATGCAACCGTTTTGTCAGGATGGCTTGCGCCATTGGCTAACACAGATACGCTTTCACCCGGCAAGTGGTATAAACCTGATAGGCTATTTACCGCACCGCCACTATACGACAATCCACTATCCACAAAGAAAGCACCTGTTGTATTTGCGCCAAAGTCAAACAATTTAAGTTTCTCAACGTATCTTTTTGTAACACTGTTGATTGTACGTTTCACAATCATATACAATTCATCTTCACCACTATCAGACGGCAATGTTGCAATGCTTTCTACCACAGCTTGTCCACCGTTAAAAGCACCGCCGATTACATGCTTATGCCAAGCAACAACCTCTTCTTCACGTCTATATGTCATTCCTAAAAGCGTACCGTCTGCTCTTGTAGCCCACACAACACTATCTGGCTCTTGTTGATACGCAAACTGTGTAAGACCGCCATCTGTGATATGCTCTGCAAGTATCGTCATATCAGGGGCAGAATACCCACCAGTATTAACATTACCAACAAACTTAAACTCTCTAACTTTACGTGCGCCACGTTGCACAAACAACGTTACATCAGCAACTTGCACAGGCTCTATTGCCGCTGATCCATAGTTTGAATACTTACGTATCAATGTTGTTGTGGGTGTTATAGGTCCATCATTTGTTGACGTAAGCACATACTCACCGCCAGACGTACCAATCGTAAGCACTCTTGTTGCAGAGAGATAACGAATAGCATTTACTTGGTTTGACGCAATGGTATAGATCAACGCATCATCAGCGTTTGAACCAACTGTAAAGTTTGTATAGTTACCGTTTTTGCTAAACCAGATACTTTGCGGATTATTATTTGTGCCAGCGAACACAAGTCTTTGCTCAAAAAACGAGACACAACTTGGCCTATTATCCGATCCACTTAATCCTGGTGAGGGAGATCCAGAAATAGAAAGTGTAGCGAATGTCCAATTATTGTGATCCGATCTTGTTAAGGTGCGTATATCATATGATGGATGCACAAGATACATTGTATCCGCAGATTGAGCAAATCTAATATTAAATAAATCAGCCTCAGCGTATGGCGTTGCTACTTCAAAGATTTCTGTTGCAGTGCCGCCAGATGTATATGTTGTAAAATTGGTAGTATTTATGTCATTTCCAAAGAGATCTTGCAAAGAAAACGTGTTAGTGCTTGAATTTGCTACTAAATAATTCCTACCATTTACCTCTGTCATACCGCCTAAGCTATCAACAAACACTTCGTCACCGTTGCTGAAACCGTGACTATTGCTTGTAAATACACCGGGGTTTGCCTTTGTTGCGGCAGTAATTGTTTTTGCGGAAGAGTTTAAGACCTGTAGATCATTACGAAACACTCTCATAATCTGATTACCAAACTCAAGAATATACGTATCACTTGTTTTAAACTGAAACGGAATAAGCCGTGTTTTAACTGAGCTACTCTTTACCTCACCTAAATACTCAGTGCCGGGGCGTCTTGTAACGCCACCGTGCGGCATCACCACCATGTTCGTAAGATCTGATAATCCTTCACGATATTTTTCAATATTCGTTCTACCCTCTAGTCTAGGGCTTATTTCACCAGCAGTAAAAGAACTAAGAGCAGGGGCGCTTCTTGCCATTCCTAGAACCTACTCTCAATCAAGTCACTTGCTTCTAAGCGCTGTGTAGCGCTTTCTGTAGCGTCGTTAAACCGTGCTTCCTTGACCTCAGCTTCATACTTGGCATACATCGTCTGTACAACGCTGTTAGAACCTGTGATTGCATACGCAATGTTAGACGCTAATCGAGCAGACAACGCTTGTATGAGGCTTGGATCGTATTGCTGTGGATCTGTAATTTTTGCAATGTACTTTATCTTTGCTGTGCCTTCATCAGTTACTAGCTTTCTGCCCTCTATCGCAAACACAGGGCCACCAGAATTGTTTGTCATATTGTCTTGTGGGTATGACAGAGAACCATTGCTGAACTCTAAAACTCGTAAACAAAATGGATCTGCTGGAAGTGCGTACTGATATGTATATCCAAAGTTAGGTGCAGTGCTATCTCGTGCAAGCTCTGCTCTTGTGATCAAACAATTCCAAGGATGTGATCTAAACACCGCATCTCGCGTTCCTTCGTAAAACTGATTAACAACACGAGCCGCTTTACTGTTTTCAGAAAAGCTAGAAATGTTTGACGCTCCTAAAAGATTAAGTGCGTAGTTAGCTATATCAACCGTACTTGCCATCAACTGTCTCCATATAAAAGAAGGGGCGGCGAACCGCCCCATCCTAGTTAGTCAACCACATACTTGATGGTTAGCTCTACAGTACCAGTTCCGGCAGCGCCGCCCATAGTAACTGTGATAGCAACACCATCTTCATTGGTATCTGTCTCTGTGCCTGAGCCTAGAGCCAGAGTAGCAAGAATGTCTACCTTCTGTGCAGATGTAGACGCAGCAGCAGCCTTATATGCAGCAGCAGCAGCAGACACCGCAGAACCAGCGGCATTTGTGTGTGCAGCATACCCGACTGACAAAGTTGTAGATGAACCCATTGCATCATGTGCAAGTGATCCTTCTAGCAATCTTGCGCCGTCTGGAAGAATAAACATTTCAATAACGTCACCAGACGCTAATGAAGATGCTTCGTATGTGCCATGAGCAACGCGGACACGTCCACCTAGCTCATTAGCTTTGTTCATCACGGCTGGAGTTGCTCGTGAATTAGTGCGTTGTGTCGAAAAAACAGTAGCCATTTATCAGTCTCCTTACTCGTTACAAGCAATTTCTACTACTTTTTCTTCTTCCATGCGAGTTGCCCCGATAGACTGACAGTAGTAGACTTGCGTTGAATATGACTTGTCGGCTCGTTCATCAATACGTGCGGCTGGCTCTTTACCAACAGCAAGCTTAATACCATCTGATGCAAACGCAATAACCTGACGGTCACTGTTACTGTCTGTGTTTAGACGGTTAGATACGATGAATTGAAAGCCCACAAACGAGTTGATTTCACCTTGAGCCAAAGCTTTGACGGTATTGAAATCACTTGAAGTCACGGTTGTGTTGTTCAACAAATCACTGATTTGCTTTGGAGATACAACGATGTAACGTGGTATTGACGGATCAACACTTGCTGCATCAAGTAGCTCTTTAGCACTTACTAGCTTGGCAATTGTCAAACCAGCAGAACCATGAGCAATTTTCTGTCCTGATGGAAGCGCTGTAGAAGTGCTACCGTCTTTACCAGTGTTTGCAGTACCGAGAGCCGCCGTGATGATTACATCATCCATAGCACGACCCATAGCTGCCGCTGCTGCACGGCTGTAGGTTGAAGTTGGATCAACAAGTAAACGCACTTTGTCCTGATCGTCGATCAAGTCAGCGTACTCATAGTCTGACATTGTTACCATACGTCTGCTGTGTGGTGTTTCCACCAACGGCGTATCCGCATGGCGTGAAGTACGTAGGACAGCGGAAGCTGCACCCACTTGGTCAAAAAAAGCTTTTTCGCCATTCACGCTTTCTGAATCTACCGCTGTACGCAATAGAGAACCCATTTGCTGCGATAGCATTTGGACGTTTGAAGAAAACTGATTGACAAAAGCTGTAGTAATTTGGGTTGACATTACGTCTCTCCTTTACAGTTTCAGTTTCGGGTTTGCTTCGCCTGGTTATCCCAGAGGGGCCAATGCTACTGCTTAGGGCAGCTATTCCGCTTGTCTACAAGCTTTCTCGTGGGCCTTGCGGTTATCCACTAAACATACTCCCTGAGACGTAACACTTCTTGAATGTAAGTGTCATGCTCTGGGTGCATCTTATCCCAATATGGCCCATCACGTCTAGTCATCTCTGAAATTTGACGTTGAGCCTCTTGTGGTGTCATTATAAGCTCTGATGGTGCGCCTTCAAGGTTATCTTCTCCAATCTGTTCCGCTAACTGCGAAAACATCTTTACAACCATTGGATGATCCCCTAACATTCGCCCGTCAGATAAAATGATATTATCAAATATTTCTGTATCACCAAGCAAATCTCTTGCTGCCATTTGTGCAAGCTCAAGTCTCTGGTCAAACGCTTGACCAAACTCCTGACGTAATTCTTGCTCACCTTCATGCAAAGCTTTCTCTGTGGTCTCAGTCATATCAGTTTCCAAGCCACTGATTGTATCTCTGACAAAACCCATCATTTCATTCGCTTGTGCATTTGTAAGACCAGCAGTCAATGCACGCTCACGAAAGTTCCCAACAAGATCATCACTTACGGAAACTTCGCTTTCTGCAAACTCATAGGCATTTGCTTCTTGCGGTGCGCCAAGTTTTGTAAACACCTCACGCCATTCTTCTGGCGTTGCAGATTTACCAGGTATGGCTACCTTATCGGCTCCAATCATGCGTTGTGCATGTACATAGCTTTTCGCTAATGCGCTAGGATCAGTAAAGTTTCGTAGTGATGGTTCATTACGTAGCTCTTCTGGTAAGCTTTCTAAAAAGCCAACTGATGCGGTTTCTGGTGCAGCTTGTGCTACAACAGCTTCTGGTGCAGCTTCTTGAGATCCAGTATCTTGGATTGCCTCTTCGCTCATTGCGGTTCCTTCCCTTCAGACAACATCCTGACGATCAACAGCACGGCTGCTCGTTGTCCTTCGTTAAATGAATTTTCATATGGATCGCCAGTAAACGTGGTTGCCTCAAATCCAAATCTGGACTTGAGATCACTCAATACTCTTTCGCCGTCCTCTGTATTAAACGTGCGTCTATAAGCCAATTTTAACTCTTCTATTTCTTTCATTAATCAACAGCCCCTGCTGCTTTAATTAATGGTGCTACTTTCTGCGCGGTTTCAGCTTGCATCATCTGTTGCTGCATTTCTTGTTGCGCTGCTTCTTGCTCTGCTTTTTCTTCACGCAAGCGCCGTACCTCTTCATTGCTTCTGATTACTCGTGCCGGAATACCTGTCACCTCTACAAGATACTGCACAAGCTTATCATCATCGAGATAATCCATAACAGGCGCAATTTCTGCTACCTGCATCATTACCTCAAAGCCACGCAACATTGACTGTAGATCTGTAAGTCTCTGAGCCTTGGCAAGCGGTGAGACATACTCAATATCAATGTCTTGGCCTTGTAGTTGCTCAGGCGCGGCAGGGAGGAGTCCGTTCCTGAGCAGCAGCGCAAAGGATCTGGATATAAGGGGCTGGAGCAATTCCGACTGGAGCCTACCGAGAACTGGTCCTAATAGCCGCATCTTTTCCTCGTTGCGCTGCAACACTTCAGTCGCTGTCATCGCTGGCCCTTGCGACATCAACAACTGATCCACATAGAAAGCCTGACGTATAGCATTACGTCTCTGCTCTTCCATGTTTAAACCGAGAGGATTGTTTGCTCCAATATTTAAAGGCTCTAACCTGTCTCTTGTTCCTGTTCTGTAAAAATTCAACGCCCCCGGTGTTGTACGTACAGGTAACATAAATCCGTCATCTGGAACCATCAGAGGTGGGTCAACTTGTTTCTGACTTGCCCTGATTGTTATTTCTGACATTTTGTTTAGCATCTTTACATCTGGCAGTGCGTTCATTGCTGGACTTCTGCCATACGTACTTACGCTATCTTTTACGAAACGCGGAACCATAAACGGAAAATCATCAAAACCACCTTCAGACAATAACTGTCTTGTGTCAGCATGATAATAAACAGACGCTATTGGTTTGTTCTGCGCTTTACGTCCTTTTGCTTCGCCACGCGGATATATCGCATGGACAATCTCATGTTCCTTATGCGGCTCGTTCTTGAAGTCTTTTGCCATTTGTGCTGGCAATGTTTCCTCACCAAAACGTTGCGCCGCAGCACGAGCAGAGATTTTAAACTTTCTATAGATTGTGTCTACTTGCCCATTCGCATCCTCAGCAATCGTTATCTCTGCAATATGCCGACACGAAAACCGCAACCCCTCTTTGTCACCTTCTACATAGAAAGCAGCAGTGCCAAACACTACAAGGTCATAATAAAGCTCATGTATCTCTTGCTGAAAGTTAGATCTGTGAAACGCCTGATACATTTGATCCAAACACAATTCCAACCACTCATTTGCCATATCATCATTTTGTAGTGATGGATCTCGATACCGCATAGAAAACCAAGGGGTGCTAGGAGATGTAAGCATACCATGCAAGCTAGACGATAAAAGCTCTACGGCATGGATCGCTGTGCCGTCATAGATCAACTCTGTACGTTTATCACCTTGCGTTCTTTTCTTTGTTATGTCTGCTTTTCGCGGCAACATATAGTCTGCTAATTCTTGCCAATGACGCTCCCAATTAGAACGTGTGCTTTGCAAAGACTTAAAACGTCTGTCTAGTTGCGCTATCAACGGTGAGATCTGTGCCATTACATCATTCCATAATTATTCATAAGAGAGCGTTTTTTCTTCTTGTTAGTCATTGCCAACCCTTCTGTAGAACCACCTTGCGTTCTACCAGCCATCTTTTGATTTAGACGCTCTAAAGGATCAACCGTCATATCCACACGCCGCTTCGCAGGTTGCGCCGACTTTGCACCCATCTCACCAGCAATGTTTCTACGATACATAATCATCTGATTAAACCACCGCCCATAAGAGATCTTCGCCTACGAACTGTTCCGGCTGTACCAGTGCCAAGCAATCCTTTTGGACTTGTTGCAATCGTTGAAACTCTACCCTTACCAGTGCTTTCAATCGCCTCAGCTTCCGTTTCACTCGTAACAACACGGTTATCAATCACATCACCGACACTCACATCTCCACCCTTATATGTTGTATCCGCACCTGTATTTACCGTATCATCAAACGATGTGGGTGGATCTGGAGGAGTGGGGGTAGTTGCTGTCGTAGTTGTTGTTGTCGTTGTATCTGTGTCAGTGTCGGCAGTCGTATCTGTTGTGTCTGTTGTGGTGTCAGTAGTCGTGGTAACTTTATTATCATTTCGCTTTCTACGTCGATCACGCATAGCAGCCAATGCTTCCTGACTTCTTCTCTGGCGTTCATTCAGCCTTGAATAGTATTCTGTATCTGGTTGGCGTAAACCTGTGTCCATTGCAATATCATTTACAATCGCATCTAAACCAGTGCGCCTTGTTACCTGACCTCTACGAACCGCATCCTCAGCGCCTGTTCTTTGCCTAGCTCTTTCTGCTGGCGTTCTTCTGGTTGCTCTGCTACGACCACACAAACCACCCATACTATATCTCCTTCTGCATAAACGAACCCATAGGCTCAAAGCCTAAACGCATCATTAACCTAGCAGCCCTGTTTGACGCAATACCAGAGGTTGCACCTGTCATAACACGAACCGCACCATTCTCTTTAGCCCACGCTTCAAACATCTTCATAAGCCTTACACCAGCTATACCACCGCGCTCTTGAGGAACAACATACCAGATATAATCGCCCCCGACTAGTGTGTTACTATACGGAAACGAAAAAATCATCCCAATTAACACACCTATGACCTCTCCGTGCTTTTTTGCCAAGAAGATTTGATCCTCTTCATTCCGCACCCTCTCAACAATCCAACTTGTCATTTTATCATAATCAAAGTCTGCAAACACCTGCCAACTCTCTTTATGAAACCTTGCACACAACTCAACCACCTCTGGCACGTCCGAAATCTGCGCTACGCAATATTCTTTCGTATTAAGCTGCAAATGGGTCATAATCCATCACCGCTTGTACTTGTGGGGCTTTATGACTTGGCCCACTCTCTCTTAAACCCACCGCAAGGTATCGAAACGCATCGGCTGAGTGACTTGACCAGTCATGCACCGGGGTAGCTCGATATGTCCTCGTTCTATCGTTATACGCCCTATGATATTGCCGCAAACACTCCAAACCTTGCTTACACTTATCACGATCAAACCAAAGCCTTGGTATCAGCATCTGAGCCGCATGTATCCCATCCTCAACAGGAAGCTTAGGAACAACCCTAAAATTCAAACCCAGATCCCAAGCAACCTCTCGTCTACTCTTACCACTACCCAGCTCACGCACCTCTATATCATGCGGTGCATTGTGCGTACCATATAAATACTGCTTAGAATTAAGTAGCTGGCAATAATGCGGCAACCCCTCATTCCTATTCTCATAATAATCTATCACATGAACAGCACGACCTACATTCTGTGTAAACCAAATCGCCGTACTATCCCCAACACCTAAATCCCACCAGGTATCTACCTTGTGACTAGGATCATACGGTACATTCGTAATACGACCCCCTACCGTAGCCTCTTCCAACTCCTTGCCATAAATAGCACCAGGCACATTCGCGTTCCAACTACACTCAAACTCCTGAGCATACTGATCCACAGACATCATAGCACGAGCAGCCTCTAACTCTTCCTCGTCCAATATGCCAGTCTCACTCGCCTTGTACACCGCAGACAACCAATCATCACTCGATGCAGCCTGTTCATAAAAATCAAAGAAAGCATTATGCCCCTTTGGTGTTCCCACAAATATACAAAATCCCTTCCTATCAGATAATGCTGGCCTCAATACTTCTGGAAATACACTCTCCGGCATGTCGGCAACCTCGTCCATAACACAACCATCCAAATATATTCCACGTAAACTGTCCGGGTTCTCAGCACCCAACAAACTAATCCTCGCACCAGTAGGCAAGTCACACCTCAACTCCGTTTCATGAAACTTCACATTCGGTATCTTACCAGCAAAATGTTTCAGATAATCCCAAGCCACATTCTTAGCTTGCCTATACGTTGGAGCCATATACGCATACCTAGGGTTACTCTTGTTGCTAAGAAGAGAGTGCCTTAATATATGATTGATCGCCCAGACAGTCTTGCCAAATCTTCGATGACATACAACAACACCCCACCGCTTCTCTTGCATCTCATTGTGCAACTCCATCTGCAACGGACGCGGCTGATACGGTATTTCTATATGCGTCACTGCCGAACAATCCTCTCCTGATCTTCATATATCAATATGCCATTTAACTCTAAGATAGCCTCGTACAGATCAATAAGCAATACCGCAGCCTCAAACTGCTCCTGATGGCTTTCGCCTTCTACAACGCTTCTCCGCAGCGCTGAGAGATGGCCTAGCATTGCGTGTTGGTCTGGGGTCAGCGTGTGTGGCACGGTAACTGCTCCGCAGGTATATTATGTAGCAAGGAGAGGCGCGGTGATTTTGGGAGGGTGGGGGGTCTGTATCGCCAAAAATGCGGCAAACTACAGCAAATACGGCGTTTTGTTAACATAATACATATTATGCGAAAACGTTTTGTCATTCACGCGCGTACCTCGGCCACTCAGGATGTTGGCTAGTGCGTTCAATGCAAGACCTCTTCATCCTCATGTGCGTTAATAGCGGTGTCACCTCCGCTCCATGAAATCGTGAATGTCTGAGCTTGAGGTTGATCCTCTTTCTTGTCACGTATTCCAAATGGTTGGTTTCTTGCCGTTGTCCATTTCAGTGTGTCAATCTCTAAACGCCGTCTGTTAACCTCAGCATTGAGAAAACGCACGTCACCTTCTGGGAGAGGTTCCATTGCAAGCCCATTGATTTTATCCGCGTAAAACTCGGCTTGGAGAATACGCCCTTTGCGATAAAGCGCCCATAAATCCTCGTCAGCTGCGACGGCTCTTGTAACGGCTCTATAGCTCGGCATTGCCTTGTCTTTTGTGATGTCAACAAGCGTTTCGCCTGATGCTAGGCGATCAACGATTTTCTCCATAATCACCGTATTTACACTTCGTTTACTCAAATCGAATTCCTTCAAAAAGCGCCCCCCATAAAGAGGGGCTAGTTATTGAGGCATACAAAGTCACAGGCTAGGAACCTTGTACCGTGTCATAAGCATAAACTAAGCGGCGATAGATTACAAATAATTATTTAGTTGACACGGCGTGTCACTTCTATAGAATGAGGGCATAACAACAAAGAGGTATACAATGACAGAATATATCAAAACAAACTTTGGATTGTACAACGATGAGAACGATCCTATTTATGAGGGTTTTTATAATCCTTCTAATCCACGTTGGAACGGATGGCTTAATCCATACGTAACTAAAGAAGTCTTTGAAAAGATAGTTGAGGACGTTGTGCCAAAGGTCTTTAATCCAGATTGGGATGATGAGGATTTCTGGATTGAGTTGAGGGATCAAAAGCCAAACAAAGATAATCTTTACTTTGTTGGTATGGGTCTTTGTTGGATGAGTGAGGAGGATTGCTAAATGACAGACGTTAGATTTTCACAAGCTTTTGATGAGGCTTTAACCTTACTTGATATGTTTGAGGATCTTGAACCTAGATCAGCGCTTAAACAATGTGCAAGTGACAACAATATCTCAGAGGGAAACGAACTACAGTCTTTTGTTTTTTGGGCTGAAAAGAAATTATACGGAGGAACAAATGACAATCTCAGAACTAATCACAATCATCAAGAACATCAAACTCAGCGATGTAGCCTCATGCGCTCTAATCTTTGGATTGGTTGCGGCATGGATTTTTTTAACACCTTAACGGAGGATCTAAAATGAAACTAGAATTAAAAGCAATCAAATACTGTGACTTTGCAAGTCAAGAAACTTACTGTTTTGAGGGTGTCATTTATCTTGACGGTAAACCCTTTGCTCATGTTGACAATGACGGACATGGGGGAGCGGATCGTGTGCACGATCACAAAAATTTTAAAGGTCATTGGTTCAAAAAGTATCAAGAGGTTGAAGCCTATTTCAAATCATTGCCTAAAACGGATGTCGGTGTCTATGATTGGGCACCTGAGGGATTTGAGCAAACTCTAGAAAGTTGGTGTCATGCTCAAGTCTTTGAGTATCTAACCAAGAAAGATCTCAAAAGGCTTTTGAAGCGTTGTGTAGTGGCTCAGATCAAAGAGAATGACGAGCTTAGGGTTGCCCAATGGAATAAACCCAAAGATAAACCTGATTGGCTTTTAAAAGAGTTTATCAAGAACAAATACACTGATGTTACAATCTTAAACGATATAAGTGAAAATCAAGCTTTAGAAATTTATCAAACAATTTGATTGTATCAGATAGCACCGTTTCGGCGGTGCGTTCTCATGCAATCGCATGACTTGAGGTGTACAAAGGAGAGTAACACATGACCAACAGAATGATTGAATTAAACTTGCCATTGGGTCACAACTACATTGTCCTAAAAAATGGGGCGGCGGCTCAGTTAAACGGAATGGACGTAAATGTTCTACAAGTAGCGTTAGACCACATGATTGAGCATATTGAGGACGTACAGAAAGACGATCCTCAGTTGATGTCCTCAGACATGTTAGAAAGCGCTGAGTTCATAAAGGAGCTTTTAGGATGACTAAACATAAGTTAAAAACACAATTTACGACGAACATGGCGAGCCTTTATATTATTACGCTGACCACGTTCTAGCTAATCATAAAAAAGCTTACTACCCAGAATAGCTAACGTCTCAGAGCCACAGAGAAGCCCCAGAAATGGGGCTTTTTATTTTTGCCTACCCTTGCCTATCTGAACTTAGTTCTAGCCATTTCTCAAGCTTGTCCGCGAGTGCTACACGCTGCATAGGGTCTGAGGTAGTGAACTCTTGAGAGACTTCTAAAAAATTTTCTGTGGATAGCATGGGTCTAAGTCTACGTAGGATTTTTTCGATACGCCACGCCAACGGATCATTCTGTCGTTTCGCTTTGCCAAGCTTGTACTGGGGTTGCATCCTGGTCAACGTTTGCTCAAGTGCCGACTTAGTCAACGTAGGCGAAATCAAATCACCCGGCTGCTGTATTACAGTGTCAGTGATTACACTGTCTGTCTGTATTACAGTGCTATTACTATGTATATTATTAGTAGTTTCAGTGTATACACTGTGATTAGCACTGTATTCACTTACACTGTAATCACTATCTCGGTCTGTAGACCTCGCGTTAGCGTACTTACGTATTGGCATTTGTCAACCCCATATTTTCAGAGTAGGTCAACGTAGGATTTTGAGCACGTTTCTGGATGTAATAATCACTGATCTTTTCCCAACATTCTGGCTTGTCTGCCGGATCACAGATCAAATCCCCGGTGGCCAGAATAATCCAGCCACCTCGATTAACGTCATGCTCTCTGTTACATGCTTTGCAAACTAACTTGTTCATCCTGTGCACTCCCCATCGTCTGCCTGACAAAGAAACGCTTCGTTGTCAAAGATCCAATCTCCTTGCTTGTCTACGAAGTCTCCAAGTTCTTTGTAAGTGCGGCTATCGTTAAATGTATTTGCAGTCTTTTTTTCCCATGCTGCCCACCATTCCATACGGTCTGGGTATTCTCTCCACATAGCAGCCAACGTAGCTTCAGACTTTAGAAAACATCCATCACAGTTTCCAGAACCAGGTGTAATCTTTAAATCAAAAGATTTGTCTTTCCAAAAATCCATAACATCGCGTTGAGAAACACCAGCATGAACTAATGGAAAAAGGTTTTCAGTTCTCTTGTCTTTACTAGCTTTGACACGTCTAGCTTCATCGGCTCTAATGCCAATGATGTTAGCCCACTGTTTCCAACCAATAGATAGCAAATACCTACGCATTGTCTTTACTTTTAACTCTTGAGTACAGCCCCGGCGAAAAACATTTGGTAGCATATTAAAAGATAAATACTTATCGAACGGCTCTCCGTTTCGAGACGCATCCGACCAAACAACACGCTTAAATGATGCTGTGCCATTCTTTCTTTTCTCATGCGGCGCACGATCATACTCTAACCAAACGATGGGAACATTCCAATGAACCTCCAAGTCGCGCACAAAATCTAAAGTACCATCCATTTCTCGCCCGGTATTTGCAAACAATACCTTGCAGTTAGATGGCAAATCACCGTCATACCTACATAAGATTTCATAAAGCATGAAGGCGCTGGTGCGCCCTCCGCTTACACTTATCAATGTGTTACCTTCTGGTAGTTTGTATGGATCTTTATTCACCATCTACAACAGTGAAACCACTGCCTCCACACTCCTCACAACAGCGCCTCTCTTCTTTGAGAAAGCCTCCATTGTAATAGTCTACGTAGGGTACTTCTGCCAAGTAAAAACCATCGCCATCACAATACTTACAATCCTCAGTCATTTGACTTTCCATTTTATACATGACTTACCCCACTTTGTTTTACCACGCTCACCACTATCAACTACCTTGTCCTCGTTCTGTAACTCCGATAAACGTGGCTGTACGGAACCGTATGGTACGTTCAATAGCTCCGCTATATCTTCAGTTGACAATGATACTGATGTTTTCTCAAGCAATTGATACACTCGATCACGTATTGTAAGCTTGCCTTTAAAGTTACTGTTCGCCGCTGCTTTGCTTGTGTCGGTCTTTTGATAACCTACGCCTGTTTCTGTATATGGCATTTATTCCTCCGTTGTTTTTTTCCAGCCAATCCATTCTAAAAATGTTTCATAAGTCTCAATCGGTAGCACAACCAATGTGCGCCCCCGGTCTTTACGGACAAATAGCATATCGCTACCGTCCTGATCCAAAGCATCATACAAATCCTGGTATGCTCTGGCTCTTCGCTTGCACTCAGCAAGCAAAGCCTGTTGTGGGCCGATCTTCAAATCACCCGAATAATTCCCTTTGACAGCTCCTGACAACGGAATACGCTCCGCATCAACGCCCCAAGATTTGTGTAGGTTTACTATCTCGCGCTCAAAATTTGCGCCCTTATCTCTACTCGCTTTACCGCCCATCTTGTTCCTCTATCTGCTTTATTGTCTGCCCAATCCTCATTGCTATCTGAGGTACGATTGCGTTACCTAATCCTTTAAGTCGGTCCACCCTCTTGGATACCCCATTAGCCACTCTACCCACTCTGGGTTCAGGCTCCCAGAAACTTCCGACACTACCATTGATAGGTTGAGTTGCTTTCCCTTTTCCATGCGTCTTTTTATTGCCGGCATCCCTACGTGACCGCGATCCCTGTTGTCGCTTGCTGACGGTGTTGGAAACATTTGTCTTGCTATCTCTGACCGCTTCGCCACTACCCCCAACTGAGTGTTCTGCCTCTCGCTCCGATACAAGTTCATGTTCTCTCCACTGTCCTTGTAGTCTCTCGCTGTCGGTGTCGGCCACATTGATCTTGCCACCTCGCTCTCCAAGTTTGGAAACTTGTCGTTTACTCTGTTCTGTATGTTCTCTGCCGACATTGCTGAACAAGCTCTGGGTGTCGGCCACATCTTCACTTGATCCGCTAGGTTCGCTCCGAACACTAAGTCGCTGCTCTTGCTTATCCTCTGCCCCTTCTCGTTCAGCGTCCGACCACTGTTTGTATCGCTCGTTCTCGGTGTTGCCCACATTTCTACAGATGATCCAGAGTCTGTCTCTTCTGTGAGGTGCGTCCGTGGCACAAGCTGGAACAACGAACGGC